CCGTAATTATTCTTTTCATACAGATAATTAATCAGTTTAAGGCTATCATCAAAGAACAAGTGTTCTAATAGATTCGCAATTACGAGGGCGTAGAGTTGTTCTCTCGTCATTTGGAATTCATCTGTTTGAGAGATTTGGTCGATGACCTTTCCACAATAATAATACCATTCATCTTGTTCCTTCGTCGGTTTTTCGTATACGGTTTTACACGTTTCGAATGTATCTGAAAGTGTCGCAATAAAGTCCTCTATTTCATTTACGGGCTCGACGGACGCAGCGACGGGTGCCGCCTCCGATGCCACCGCCTCCTCCGATGCCACCGATGCCGCCGCCGCCGCCGCCGCCGCCGGTTGTTCTTGCTGTATCTTCTTCAATTTATCCACTATCTTCTTATTCGGGACGACCATCGCCGCCGCCGCCGCACCCTGCCTAATATTCAGGTAATCTTCCGTGACTTCTCCTGGAAGAGGATATTCCACCGCGGTATGTTTATAAGGAATGGGTGTACTTCGTTCGTGAATACTGGTGTGTTTATCGGTCAATTCAATGGGTTGGAATAAGTAATAATCCCCCACATTTTGTATACGCCCAAGACGCCCGTATTTGTCATTGACGTATTCATTGGGGTCGGACACCATTTGTGTGAGCGCGAGGTTGATTTGTGCGACGGGATATTGGCGGATGGCATTTACGTGCGCGATGATTCCATTCCTACCCGTTTTCTTATAAAAGAACGACTCCTTATACAATTCGCGGATTTTGTGGATGATTTTATCCAGGTTCATTGACATAAACTTCTCATTAAATGTATCCAGGCGGACATCGCCGCCTCTTGGACCTCGTTCGCGTGCCGGGCCGCCACCACCGTCGCCGTCGCCGTCACTGTCGCCGTCGCCACTGTCACTGTCGTCGCCGAGTCCATACAACTCTTCCTGTTCTTGAATCGGCCGCCCATTTGAAAACGTCGGACGGCACGTATATTCACACCGTTCCATATAATCGCACAACGCAGAATAAGGCCGAGCACCAACCTGATAGTCTATTTGTTTGCGCGACGAGAGATTCTGCTTCACCACCTGGTTCAATTGCGCTGCGGTCTGTGTATTATGCTGGATATTGAGAAGACAATCCACGGCCGATGTGCGGAGTACGCGAGAGACTGCGCCGATTTTCACGGATTTAAACTCAGATAAACGATACAAATAAAGGTCAATCGCCTCTATTTCGGGGTTCGTCAGCCGGGTTCCGTATAAATACAGCTCCACATTCCGTTGTGAAAACGGCAGACGCTTGTGGCTACAATTACGGATAGCGCGACCAATGATTTGCTCCAGCAGATTCATATTATACCACGGTTCCAGGATATGGACTTGACGAATATTCTTGAAATCCAGGCCTTCACTGCCCGCGACGGATATAATGACGACTTTCACGTTTTCGCCGTGCGTATTATCTTCGCTGGTGAGTGCCTTCAATTCAAAGAGATTGTCGGGGGAAATCGTGGGGTCGCCTGTAATCACGGAATACCGCGCAGGACGGAAGGGCTGGTTCGGAAACTGTGCCTGGTGCTGGCGCTGGGGGAGCATCGTAATCGCGTCAATACTCGGGACGGGCTTACTGCGGAAAAGCGACGAATTCGCACCCGCGGCGCTATACCGCGTAAAACCGAGTTCTTCTAATGCGAGTGCGATGGGGACGACACCGCCGTCAATATACTGACTGTATGCGAGTATAATGCCTTCGCTTGTAATTACACGCTCACAGATATTCTTGATTTTCGCCGAGTATCGCCCAATATTGTCGGGGGCGAAGATGCGCGCGGACGCCTTTGTCGTGGTCTCGCCATTTGGCAACTTAAAGGCGCGCGTGAATTCGGGGCGGTATTCGAAATTCAACCGCATCGGTGGGTTGCCGGTTTCTTCATAGGACATAATATGTCGCAGACCTTCCTTGCCAATACACGCCGCAATATCAAATTCGTCATTGGGGTCGTTCATATACTCGATGAGAGATGGGTGTGGATATACGATATTCAGTGCTTCTAGGGGTCGCTGGACGGCCGCATAACCAATCGTATCCATATTTTCAAAAGACGGGAAATCCGCGGATTCGACGACGGTTGTTTCGTCGATGCCTCCGGCGGCGGCGGCGGCGGCGGCGGCGGGTGCGGCGGCCGCCTTTTTGCCTTTCCTTTTTCCAGTGGCCGCTGCCTCCGCTGCCGCTGCGACTGCCTTCTTCCGCCTCACCATTGCGGTCTTTTTATAAATATACATTGCCTTCATATCACTGATAATAAACCGATACGCTGCTTCTTGGATATCACCCGCCTGGGTCATATATACATCAATATGCTCGATAGGTTGGTCGATATGACGCCCGTTCAATTGGGTTCGCGGGTATCCCGCGGCTACCGCGGCTACCGCTGCTCCCGCTGACGCTCCCGCTGCTCCCGCTGACGCTCCCGCTGCTCCCGCTGACGCTCCCGCCAGCAATGAATGTTGCGGCGAGTGTTCTCTCGGAAATATCCGATAAGGAAATGTATACGGGTTCTCGCCACGCACAAACGAAACATATCCGGTTGCTTTCCGAATCAGTAAATCCTTGCCAATCTCTCGGCCCTCCGCGTCAACACGAAAGTTCCCCCGGTCATCAATGACATCCGCGATATCAATCGTCGCGCGTCGGTCATTTAGGTTCATCAGGTTTATCAGCCACACAATCTCCTTATAACTGTTATACATTGGCGTGCCCGAGAGAAGCAGCAAGCGCACATTATTGACCTTTTGGACGATTTGAAAGAGAATCTTCGCCACGCGTTTATCGCGGTTATCATCAGTGATGCGAATATTATGAACTTCGTCGATAATAATAAGCGTATTCGCGAATAATTTACGCAACTTCGTCACGGAGAGCGACTCGATCGCGAGTGTCTCCATATCAGCGGCTTTGACGATTTCTGCGGCGGATTTACGGCCTTTCTTCGCCGCCACCGCCGCCGCCACCGCCGCCTCCGCCACCGCCCCCTTGCCTTTGCGCTTGACTTCGTGTATCACCGCATCATCCTTCGAAATCCCGACACTTGACGCGTGTGTCCGCGCATAATTCGCGAATTCATTATACCCGAAAAACGAATAATGCGACGAAATCAAGCGCCGGATTTGTTTAATGATATTGTCACGCGTCAGCCCCTTCATATTCATCGGGTTGATTTCTTTAATGAATTTATTCCCCGTACACGCGCGAATATTCCATACCCCCGGCTCAATCTCTCGGAGTTCGCGTTCGTCAAACAACTGAAGCCGGAAATTCTCTTGGACGTTGGGCGACGCAATCACGATGATTTGCTGGGTAATTCCCATCTGTTTCATATAATCGCGCATCTCCTCCGCCACGCTAATCGCCGAGCACGTCTTCCCCGTGCCGAGTCCGTGGTATAGCAACAAGCTATTATAGGGCGTTTCTACCGAGAGAAAATTCCTGACGAATTGCTGGTTGGGCGCGAGCTCTATCTGCGCGTTACAGAGAATCTCTGCCTCCTCTTCCACGCTTTTTGTATTGTCCACATCCATCTTGGTGTCAAAGAACTCTTTCCGAAGGGCGATTTTGGTATTAAAATTTGGGTCGTTTAGGGTGGGGTAGAGGCCGTCGGCGGCTGCCCTGGCTCCGGCTGGGGCTCCGGCTCCGCCTTCGCTATCGCTGTCGTGATGGCCTGGTTCGTCGCCGTCACCGTCACCCGGCAATACTCCGATGTCATGTAATGTCATCTCTCGCTCAAGCAATTCCTTTTTTAAAAGCAGCTTGTTGAACTCCTTACTAAATGGGTTATTGATTTCTTCGGGTGAGAGGCGTCTGCGCCCTTCTTCGAGGTCGCGTTTCATTCTTTCGATATTCTCTCGGGGGGTCACGGCGGGTGCGGCGGCGCCGGCGCCGGCTTTCGGTTTCGGTTTGATGGTCTTTTTCCCTGGCGGCGGCGCCTCCGCCGGCCCTGGCATCACCGCAAGCGCAGCAGCCGCAACCGACGCCACAGACAATTCCATTGGCACATTCTCTTGTTCCTCTTCCATTTCTATTTCTATTTCTAGGTATGTAGTATTATACCCCCGTGTTCCTTTATATATCTACACGAAATAAAAGGGAACGATAAATCTCAAAATATTCTATAGCGGGACAATATGTTATTGATTTTACGCACAATCCCGATTTTTTCTAAATTGTAAGGTCGCACTGCGCGAATACACTCTTCAAATGACATCCATTTCATAAGTCCTACCTCCATAATGTCGTGTGCTTTGTTCGGTTTCTTATCTAAATCCACCATCGCGAGGAAATACTTCTGTTTATAACACTTCATATCCGACCCCATAAATATCTCTTCAAATGGCGCGATATTCTGTATGACATTGTCGGCGGTGATGTCATATCCCGTCTCTTCCAGACACTCTCTCAACGCACACGGCAGGTCCTTTTCATTATAGTTCCGCCGGCCTTTCGGAAACCCCCACTCTGTCTCGGTCCATCGCGTTGTGGATTCATCAATGAACTGTTGGAGTGTTTTCACGCGCCCATCCTTCGTGCGTATCCCCCCAAGCACCTGGCGATACTTCTCAAACGATACGTGCTCTTCATTTTTATACTGACTCCCGCGCGTATACTCGCCCCATAACAGACGCCATAACTGGTCGAATGTAAGCCGCATCAGGTTCGACTTCTCGGCCATCGTCATTTCGTCAATGATGCGCTGGATATACGCTTCGTCATTGAGCGAATATTTGCCGCGGATGAAATCCACGAATCCGAATGAATCTCGGCGGCGTATCATAAGGAACTCGGGGCCGGTTTCACCACATCGGAACGCAATGACTCCGATACTTGTGATTGGTGCGCGGCAATTATTATAGACGTGATTGTTTCGGTTACAGTTATTACAGAAATATTTATCCGCAGTGGAGGCCGCCGTGGACGCTACTACCGGCGCGTGTTTATGATTCCGGATTTGGCTAATTTCCAAATACGATAGTGCTGATTTAGGATTATTTAGTTTTACGGCCTCGCCCTTGGCCTCGGCTTCGGCGGGTTCTTTGGCCGCCGACATTTGGATTTCAGGTTCCATTACAATACGCTTATCGTAATTCTGTGATTGTTTTTATGTCATTTCATTGTAGTAATGCTAAAATTGGACGCCAGGATATGGGGTCCGCAATACTGGTTCGTTTTAATGACTGCGGCGGTGAATTACCCCGACCATGTCAATGATGTCACGCGTAAGAAATACTACGACTTCATCCAGAATTTCCCGATGCTGATTCCGGACCCCGAAATGTCGTCGGAGTTTGCGCGGATGTTGGATAAATACCCGATTACGCCTTATTTAGATAGCCGCGATGCGTTTATCAAGTGGGTTCATTTCATCCATAATCGGTATAATGTGCTCCTGATGAAGGACGAGATGTCGCTACACGAAGCGCTTGAGAGATATTATTTACACTATCGCCCGAAACCGATACAAATCTTGGAGGAGCTGAAATACCGGGAGAGGCTGGTGTATCTACTGGTGATGGCGGGGCTGGGATATGCGGCGTATTATTACCATAATCGGTGAAGGCGATTATGCCGTGGTTGAGCGGACCATAATCGGTGAAGGCGATTATGCCGTGGTTGAGCGGACCATAATCGGTGAAGGCGATTATGCCGTGGTTGAGCGGACCATAATCGGTGAAGGCGATTATGCCGTGGTTGAGCGGACCATAATCGGTGAATGCGATTATGCCGGCGATATTATTCGATACTATATATAACACGCAATGGTAAAAGCCGAGTATATCGTTTTTATTGTAGCGGCATTCCTTATCGTAAACACATACTATGACGGGCACCTGACGAAAATGTTTCAGAGCAATCAAAAATGGATGAAAATGGCGATGTTTGCGTTCGCGGGTCTCTCACTCTTCTTGTTTTTGCGCCGTAATCCGGAAAACTCTAGGCAGTTGATGTATCACGCAAATGATATCATTAAGTATATGCCGATAAGCAAGGGGACCGCGGATATGATAACACCGTTTTTTGATATGACCGGGGTTTCGCCCCCGAACGACGACGGCGCGAGTGGCGGCGCGAGTGGCGGAGCGAGTGGCAGTGCGATTGGCGGAGCGAGTAGCGGCAGTGCGATTGGTCGTGCGATGAGTAGCGCGATGGGAGTACAGCCGTCACAGGGGGGCGGCGCCGGTGAGCGCCGTATCCTCAATTCCGGCAAGAATTCTAGCAAGCGCAGTGTAAGTGAGACCAAGAAGAAGTATGTCGCAGCACAACAAGGCTGGAAATGCGGAGACTGTCAGCGTCAATTGCCTGCGTGGTTTGAAGTCGACCATGTCATTGCTTTAGAACACGGCGGGTCCAACCACGTGGATAATTTAGTCGCTTTATGTCGGGATTGCCACGGAAAAAAGACGGCGATGTCGTTCTTGTAGGTTCGCGAAACGCGATGCGACGGCCGCATTAATATATCTTATAATTATAACTGGGTGTCGTTATAATTATAATATTACAAAAGATATGAATCCGGCGTCACCGGCACCGCCGACAGCGCCGTTAGAAGAATCATTACACATAAAAACACTATTAAACTATCTTCCGATTATTGTATTGTCGGTTATTTTGCTAATAGGGTTCGTATCGTGGGACCTTATGGAAAATAATTGGGCGGTATTTACGACACTACTCATCGTATGTCTATTTGCTGGGTTCGTCAATTTTTTGAATCCGTATCGGTTTCTTACCTCTAAAGCTAACGGCGCGTCATTGTTTCCGCCATCTCCAGCAGCAGGTTCGCCCGCGATACCCTCTTTTGCTATATTTTTTACGATAATCGCAATACTAGTTGGCATTGGTTTCGGCTTCGGTAGTTTGGGTGCTTCACAATTAGCGTCATCCTATGACCCATCACAGGCGTTAATGGGGATTGGCGGCACACTACTGGTTATCACGTTTGTTCTTTTCATTGTGTGGGTTGTAAAACAATTTGGTGATGGAGCGACATTCCCCCCCCGAGTATACAATACAATTAACGACAACGTTTCAACCAAAGGTATCTTCGGCGGAATCATTGCCTGTATTGTAGTCGGTATTCCAATGGTGGTTCGCGGTAAAGAAATCGCAGACAAAACCGCCAATCCTGAAATCGGGGATGATGACAAGAATCAAATCAGACAAGACCTCGCGACCAGTGGCGCAAATACAATGTTAAGTGTAGGTGTTATTTTACAAATCATTGGATTCGCGGTGGTCGGGTATTTCATATGGAAAAATAATAATCCTGTGAATTCAAAAATCACACGTATTGGGTCTGGTATTTTAACGGCATTGCTATTGATTTTGGGGCCGATTCTCATTACAGGAAGTCAGAAAAAATCAAACATATATTTCAATAAGGCTGAAACCGAACAGGATTCATTTGAAAATAAACCACTGCTTGTCCACGGAATTGTCTATATCATTCTCGGGTTTATGTTTTTACTCTTATTGTTGGGGTTGTTTTCTGTTGCCACAACTAGCATTTATAAAGGCGCGTTCGGGCTATTGCTAGTAGCATTTCTGGTATTCATTAGTGTATCCATTTGGTATGTTGTCACTGAAACAAAGACGCCAGAGAAGAAGAACTTAAAAGATTCAAAAGACCCTTATTATCAACAATTAGAGGCTGAAGTCACCAAAGATTTACAGAAAAAGGCACCGGCAGGTGAGCCGCTTGGCGCGACTGCGGTGGAGGAGGAAATGGAAAGACGACTCAATGAAAAAATCCAGACTCCGAACCACGTGCTAATGGGCGTATTTTACACACTGTCAATCGTTATTGCGGTTATGATACTACTATTCTATAATGTTCGGTTGAAAATGGCGGATTGCGGGTATATACCGCACGAGTTTGGTGTAAAGGATGCGTTTATGTATGTGTTTGCGGGGGAATGTGACCTACCGGTTGGTGCTGTCACAACCGAATTGGAAGCCGAATACAAACCCAAGGTGAAAGAGGACAAAATGTTGTCAAGTGACTGGGACGCAATCTTATCCAAGAAAGTTCCGGACCCCGCGAACCCCGCCGCCGCCAACAATTTCAACGGAATGTTCGTCCGTTTCGCCAAATGGTTCTCACTCATCCCCTTCTTATCCATTATCTTGATTGTTATGTGGGTCTCTATTCTTTTTACGAATATTACAACAGATCCAAGGACAAGTGCGTGGATTGCGGGGACCTTTACCGGGGATATGTTCCCCCGCGTGAAAGAGTTATTGGACACCTTTTTCATTGTATTGATTGTCGGTCTCTTGTTATGCGGAATCCTATTACTTCCAATTGTGAAAGAGCTCAATGTTGGCGGGCTTGATTCCATCTTAAAGTTTGCCGAGTCTATTCAGGTGTGGCAGTACCAGCCTCGGCCGAATGACGACAGTAGATGGAAAAAAGTTCTTGCGGCGGTTGTTGGATTTGCCGCGATATTCTTTATCGTATTATCCCCGTGGTGGAAATATCTACACAAAGACCGTAAGAGTGACCAACCAATTGTTCCCGATAATTGGGGGTGGTTTATTGGGTTTGTCGTTCTTTGGGCGACTGCTTCTCTTCCTGCGTGGTATCACGGGATCATCCCTTCA